AGGAGTAACAATCCAATCAAAAAGGTTAATAGAAGAAATGAAAACCTTTATATGGAAAAATAATAGGGCAGAAGCACAAAGTGGTTATAATGATGATTTAGTGATGTCTTTTGGTATAGCTATGTATATTAGAGACACAGCATTAAAATTAAGACAACAAGGATTGCAAGCTACTAAAAATGCTTTAGGGGGTATGACTGTAAATAGAACAGAATATCAAGGAGGATATGGTTTTTCAAAAGGATCTGATAACCCCTACCATCAAGATGTAGGAGGTAGTAAGGAAGACATTAGATGGCTTCTTTAGATAATATTTATAACAATAATAATAAATTATGGCTGATAAAAGCGTATTTGCAAGATTAAAAAGATTATTTTCAACTGATGTAATCATTAGAAATGTTGGTGGTGACCAAATTAAAGTAATTGATAGTGGTAAAATCCAATCCACAGGTGAATTAGAAACAAATTCATTGATGGATAGATATAATAGAATATTTTCTACTAGTCCCTCATCTTTATATGGAGCCCAATTTAACATCAATTATCAATATCTAAGACCTCAATTATATTCAGAATATGACGTAATGGATAATGATGCTATTATTGCTTCCGCTTTAGATATTTTAGCTGATGAATCTACTTTAAAAAATGATATGGGTGAAGTACTTCAAATTAGAAGTGCTAATGAAGACATACAAAAAATACTATATAATTTATTTTATGATGTATTAAATGTAGAATTTAATTTATGGATGTGGATACGCCAAATGTGTAAATATGGTGATTTTTTCTTAAAATTAGATATAGCAGAAAAATTTGGTGTGTATAATGTAATACCTTATACTGCGTATCATATTGAGAGACAAGAAGGATTCGACCCAGAAAACCCTTCTGCTATTAGATATAGATATGCTATGGATGGTATGGATAATCTAAGTTCAGGTATGTACCCAGTTCCGGGAGCAGGTGGTGGTAATTTAATGAATGAAACTGGTATATTTTTTGACAACTATGAAATGGCTCATTTCAGATTAATATCTGATGTCAATTATTTACCTTATGGTAGGTCATATATAGAACCTGCTCGTAAATTATATAAGCAATATGTTTTAATGGAAGATGCAATGTTAATTCATAGAATTTCTCGTGCCCCTGAAAAACGTATCTTTTACATGAATGTTGGTTCTATTCCTCCAAACGAGATAGATGCATTTATGCAAAAAACAATTAGCAACCTAAAACGTACCCCATTCCAAGATAATAAAACAGGTGAGTACAATTTAAAATTCAATCAACAAAACATGTTGGAAGATTTTTACATTCCTGTTCGTGGAAATGATCAAACAACTAAAATTGAAACCGCACCTGGGTTACAGTATGATGGTATTCAAGATGTAGAATATTTAAGAGGTAAATTATTTGCTGCACTTAAAATTCCAAAAGCCTTTTTAGGATATGAAGAAGATATTGAAGGTAAATCAACATTAGCTGCTCAAGACATTAGATTTGCTCGTACTATTGAAAGACTTCAAAGAATAATACTATCCGAGTTAAACAAAATTGCTTTAGTACATTTGTATACCCAAGGTTACACAGATGAAACATTAACCAACTTTACATTACAGATGGCTAGTCCATCAATAGTATTAGAACAAGAAAAAATTGAATTATTAAAATCTAAAACTGAGTTAGCTGGTACTATGTTAGAACAAGGCTTAGTACCTTCAGATTGGATTTATGATAATGTATATCACTTTAGTGAAGACCAATATGATGAATACAGAGATTTATCAAGAGAAGATGCTAAACGTAAGTTTAGATTAACCCAAATTGAAGCAGAAGGTAATGATCCTGTAGAAACAGGTAAATCTTATGGTACCCCTCACGATCTAGCTTCATTATATGGTAAAGGAAGAACAATGTCAGACCCAGGTAATGTACCTGATGGTTATAATGAAGATGATCCTAAATTAGGTCGTCCACAAGATACAATTACTAGTAGAAATAAACAAGATTCTAACTTTGGTAAAGACAGATTAGGAGTTGCGGGTATGAAAAATAAAGATAAAAATGATTCTGATTCTATACGTAATAATTTTAAAGGTGGTAGCCCATTAGCTCTTGAAGGTGCTAAAGTGTCATTTTTAAAAAATAAACAAATATTTGAAGCTTTAGACAAAAAGAATTTAGTATTTAAGTCGGATAAAGATGATAGTAAACTATTAGATGAAAACCAATTAAAGAAGTAAAAAACTTTACATATTTATAAATAAATATATTTTTTGATGAAAATAAAACATACAAAGTACAAAAATACAGGAATATTGTTTGAACTGTTAGTACGTCAAATTACTGCCGATACACTTAAAGGTGGTAATTCACCCGCTATAGATATCTTAAAAGAATATTTTGTAAATACCTCTTTAGGTAAAGAATATAAATTATATGAATCTGTACTTAAATCTAAAGTAATAACTGAAGGCAGAGCTACATTAGTAATTGATACCATATTAGAAGCATCTACTAAATTCAATAGAAAATCTTTAAAGAAGCAAAAATATAACTTGATTAATGAAATTAAAAAACATTATAATTTAGAATCTTTCTTTGGTTCTAAAATAACAAATTATAAAGAATTAGCAGCTTTATATACATTGATAGAAAACATTAATTCTAAATCTATTTCTAACCCAACACAATTAGTAGATAATAAAGTAACCTTATTAGAACATTTAACAAAAAAAGAAGTTACTCAAGATTCAAAACAAACAGTAATTGAAGAATTTTCTACATATGATAGTGATATAAGAACTTTAACGTATAAAGTATTATTAGAAAAGTTTAATAATAAGTATGATGTGTTTACTAATGATCAAAAACAAGTACTTAAAGAATATATTAATTCCGTTGATTCAACCCCAGACTTAAGAAATTTTTACAATTCAAAAATAGTAGATTTAAAATCTATATTAAATGAGTCATCTAAAAATATTAAAGATAAAGCTACTCAAATTAAAATTACTGAAGTATCTAAATTTTTAACTGAATTAAAGAAAACAGACAAAGTTGGAGACAATAATTTAGTCGATTTGTTACGTTATTACCAATTAGTAAATGAAATTCAGATAGCAAATGGGATATAAATATAAGATTAAAGAAATAGAGGTAGGCGATACTAAGGTTACTGGAGGTGTAAAATCTGTAGTTACAGATAAAGACCCTGTAACTGGTGCTATATCTTGGTCTATAGATTATGTTCCCAATTTATCTAAATTAGTCGAAGATTCCATGGAATTAGCATCTACAGCAAAGGGTGTATACCAAAAAGCTAAAGATGATAAAAAATTCTTAGACATATACGAACAAGCAAAACAATTAAGAAATGTAATTCGTACCCATGTTAGAAATAACTACCCTTCAGATTATAAAAAAGCAGTTAGAGAAGAAGAAGAAGTAGATGAAGCATCTATGTCAGGTGCTGCTGGTGCTTACAATACACCTTATGCTTTTAGAAAAAAAGGACAAAAACCCAATGACAAGGCATATACTAAATTAGGATATACTTTAGCAAAAGAAGATATAGGTGCAACATTAGGACCAGGCCCTAAAGCAGGACCTGAAGGTGTTACAGATAATGCATATACAAAACAATTTAAATATAAACTAGTCCCTAAAAATAAAAATGGTACTTACGTGCAAAAAGGGGCAGGAACTATAGTTAAAAAACTTTATTAATATGTATAAACGTAATATAAAGGAAAATGAAGATAAAGCATCTAAATTCCATGAGGAACGTATAGAAGCTTTTGATAAATTAGAAGCTAGATTTGATGATATTAAAAAATCAATTAAACTAGCTAAAATAGAAACAATAAAATATTACAGAGATAATCCAGAAAGTTTTTCTGTTGTAATAGGCACAGACATGCTAAATGATTACTTTAACGATATAGAAACATTATTACAATAATATAATTATGAAAAATACACCAAACCAACTATTCGAACAACTTTCAAAGGAATTTAGTTCTAAAAAAGATAAGGAACTATTAAATGAGGAATTAGGTCAAATAGTAACTCTAAAACCCATTAATACTATAGAGGCAAGTGCTAAAGACCCTTTTTGGACTAAATTTGAAAACTTCCTTGCTGAAGGTGGTACTTTAGAACCTCTTGTTAATAATGAAGATAAAGTTAAATATAATACAAAAGAACAAGACGAAAAAGTTAAAGCTGATCCTAAATTAAAGTATGAAATGGATAGCAAATTAGCTGGATCATATAAAATATCAGATGGTGTAGAAAATATTGATTCTCATAATTATGACTATGATCCTAAAGTAGAGAATATTAATAATGTTAATGCTCAAGAAGTATTAAGTGGTGTTCAATTAGAAATTAACTATAATAAAGAATTATCTTTAGATGAAGCAATGGAATTAGCTGTTAAAAACTTAGCTAAAGACCCATTACATTATGTAAAAGAAGGACAATTTGGAGTTCAAGGTTTAGGATATAAAGAAGCTAAACAACAACAAAGCGATGGCGAAAGTTATGGTGGTAGTGGATTTAGTACTAAATTAAAAGATGGTGGTGATTCTATGGAATTAGTAAAAGAATCTAAAGAATTAGTTTTAGAGGCATTTGGACAAGTAGTAACATCAGGCAATCCAAACTCATTAGCGGCACAATCAGGAAATATCATTCGTCAAATGATGGCTGAAAAAGAAGAAGAGAAAAAATTACCTATGGATGAAATGGAAGATGAGGGTACAGCAGTATCTTACTCAGACACTACATCAGAAGCGGCAAAACCTGATTTTGCAGATATCGACGGAGACGGAGATAAAAAAGAACCAATGAAACAAGCTGCTAAAGATAAAAAGAAAAAAGTGAAAAAAGAAAGTATAGATTCTAAATTAGCTGAAATAGGAAAAGAAGCTGAAAAAGTAAAAATGGAAGCTCAATTAGACTTTTTAC